TCGCGGCATCATTCCTCGGATTCTTCTCAATGAAGGAGAGAATCTTGTTCTTCAGGTCATCGATCTCCGCGAAATTGGACCGAACCAACTGCGCCTCCGTCAATAACGCTCTCCGGGAATCGAAATCATCCCTACACGCCATCCGGCTCACGATCTTCAGCCCCTTCCTCGGCTTCCCGAACATGCTGAACACCTGCAACTCCTCTCTCTCTTTCGAGAATGTGAATCCTTCACTCTCTTCCGGCATCTCGATGTTGAATCTCTTCGCGATGAAGTCCGTCAATACCTCTCTCGGCATCAATTGACTGATCGTGGCCTCACTTATCGGCATCTCGATCATAATCGGCGGCACTTCCTTGATCTCCAACGGCTCCGCGATACCATTGATCCTCGCCAACCCATTGAACACCTTCAGAATTCGCTTCTGCTTCACCTGGCAATACGTGGCCTTAAACATCTCATAGGCTTCCAGGAGTTCTGTACGGCCCCCCAACTGCCCCTCGGTCTTGATACCAAACAGCATCGGGTTCGTGACCTTATGCGCCGTGAAAATCTTCTGCTCCGTGGCCTTATTCAACTGGATATATCGCTGATCCAGGTTGGACCCATTGATCGTCTCGATCTGTGGCTTCAACTCCGGCCCATCCGAGAAGGAGATGATCGATTTCCCGGCCTCTTCCGATCCATGATGCTTAATCACGAACCTTCTCTCAATGTCCTGCCTCTCCTCATTCGTCTCCGGCTCCCCATTCGGGAAGTTGATGAGCGTTCCGGCTGTGAAATCACTCTCCGCAAGGCTCTGGTGGAAGTTCGTGATCTCGAAATCCGTCTTGATCGATTTCAATCCATGCTGATATCCCGGCTTCGGGTAGTGCTTCGATCCCTTGCTTGGCTCAATATAGATGATGGCCTGCTTCCCTTCCGGGTTATCCCTGTCGAACGGGATCAATATTTGATGGTTGGTCTTCTCCTTTGACTGTTGGGTGCTCTTCCAATTCTCCGAGTACTCCCATCTCTCCTCTTCATCCTCATCCTCTACCTGGAAACGGACATTCTCAATCGGCAAGTAACCGATCCTCGCGATCTTCTTCCCATCCTGGCTCCACCAAACCTCCAAAGAGAAGCCCCCATATAACTCCAGGTCCAACGATATCTTCTCCAATATCTCATCGAGATCATCATCATCCTTCGCATTCATCAAGAATGCATTCAACTCCGCATTTTCATCAGCTGTATCGCCCTCTGATTTGACGAATCCACCGCCACCGATGTAAAACGCCTTCCCGGACACGATTGATCCATGGTAACTGGACCCCTCAAACATCTCCAATAGACAATCCGGGTAATCATTCTTCGATCCCCACTTGATGATGCCCCTCTTCTTATCGTTCTTCTCCTCGAACCTTGCCAGGTCCTTGGTCTTGGCGAACTCAACGTGATAAAGGTTCTTGCTAACCTCCTTGATCTCGAAATTGGGCTTCTTACTCATTGTCTTTCTGATATACTTTTCCCTCTACTGAATCCGGCTCATATACATCCTCAGTTTCCGGGTTCTTGATGATCTCCATCAACCCTACCTCCACCTGCGAAGTGGCCTGTTCCGGGTCAAGGTTCACCTGATTATCCTGCTCGTACACTCGGTACACATACATTCCCACCTCACTCAACGTGATCTCTCCATTCACAAAATCAGGGGTCGTGTCCGTTTCGGTGATCGTCACCTGGTCATACCTCTGAATCTGCGTACTCTCCTGGACCCCGATGCAATAGAACTTCTCATTGGTGTGTCGATGCTCGAACTCGAACAACCAAAAAGGATCTGCAAGAGTGGCCTTCTCCGTCCCGGTGAAAATCACCGTGTTATCACTCGCTCGATTCAGTCTCAGCATTGGAACCTCTCTTTTTGGAAAGCATGTCCTTCAGGCCATTGGCCTCCAATACCTTCGCGCTGTCCTCGGTCACGGTGTGATTCACTCCATTCTTCGGAAGGAATACCTTCGCCCCGATGTGCTTCTTCTTTACGGTGTAATTCATTGGATTCGCTTTGTATATAATAGGAGAATTCCCCCGATTGGCGTACCCTCACTCCTGGACACAAAAAAAGGGCCCCAAAATGAAGCCCTTTCCCTTGAATCTTTTCAACCCTATGCGGCCGGAAGGATCAGCACCGGAATCAATGCCGGATCAACTGTTGACATTGGCTCTGCCTCTTCAGCATTGAACACCAACTCATATCCGTTTCGGTCTCCCATCGCGGTTCCGGAAGGTGAGGTTGATGTTGCCATCATCGCCCCATTCACTTCTCCCATCAACCAAAGGGTTCCTGTCTTGTCCTCGATGATTATCATCAATCGATTCTGTGCCAGGTTGATGATCTCATTCCTCTTCGCCACTTCCCTCTTGTTGAGGATCAGGTTCAGAGTGGTCAGGTGGAAATTCGACCCATTCTGTCGGTCCAACTGCGGATCATCCGAGTAATTCCCTGTTGAATGTACGAGATCATACTGCCAAAACTGCTTCCCGGTCGCAAGTGTGAAGGTATCGATCACTCCCTCGCTTGATTCACTTAGGGTATCCTTGTGCTCAAGCTGAGCGATGTACACTCTTCGAATACCACCCTGTGCATCTCTACATGCTAACGGAAATCCTGTGGTCAAATCACAACTCATGGCTCTGTTCTCTTTTTAAGTGATGGGGGCCGAAGCCCCCTATTCAATTTCTTCTCTGTCCTTCAGGATCAGATAACCAACTCAACAACCTCTTCAGGTGTGCCGATCTGCCAACCTCGCTTGAACTGGATGTCAAGCTTGTGATCACGGTCATCCTTCGAATACCAAAAATCGAACTCATCCTTGTCATTGACACCGTCAACGCCCATCCACACATTGCTCATTCGCATTGCGTACCACTCATTCGTGTTCGGGTTAGAGTTCAATCCTGAATCTCCGATGATCTTGATTCCTGTGCCAGGGAATGAAAGCTCACCCGCCTTGTACTCCGGCCCTGTTCCCGTGAAGTGGAAGTTGTTATCATCGATAAGCGCATCCACCAATAGACGGAAGTCAGTCATCGGCATGAAGTGAACCATGTCACTCTCGAAATAGATCGCATCAGGGATCGCCCTGTGGAAATCTCGAACTGCCTGGATGATGTTCGCCGCCGTGATGGAAGCAAGTGATCCTGTGTTGCCATCGATGGTGCCTGCGGCCGCTTTGATGACTGTACCAAGTCCATCATAGAAGTTACCCCCTACTGTACCGTTCCAATCCGTGTCCGCAAGGGTCTGATTCAGAACTGCAAGCAATTGACTGAAGAACTCCTCCGGCACATCCTGCTCCTCAAGCTGAGCGCCTGGGTTAAGCAGAATCTGAGTCCACTTGTCCTCAAGGTCACGAAGGCAATACTGCTTCTGTACCGCAACGGCACCCACAGTAAGAATCCTCTGCGTGAACGTGTCATCACCCGCAGGTGTGTGTCCACATCCACTACCATCCGCAAGTGTCAACGTGGTGTCGAACTTTTGGATCGCTTCCTTGTGCTTCACGCCCCTCTGCATGTTGAGTCCGGGCATGCTTGCCAATCTACCTGAGAACTGCGCAAGAGTTACCAGGTCGGTGCTCTGCTCGTTCACATATTCTGTCAATGATGAAACTATGATACTCATGGTCTATGGTTTTACCGTTTCGTGTTTTCGTTCAATTCAAATTACTTGCCGGACAATTCCCGGATGCGGTCCAATCTCTTCTTGAAGTTCTTGGTGTCCTTGTCTCGCTCCTCGCGGAACTTCTCTGCCCTTGATTTCTTCTTCGCAGGCTCACCTTCACCCGGCTCACTTGCCAATGCTTCGACTACTGCGAATGTCTCCTTCACCGCCTTCTTGATCTTCTCATTCGCTTCCTTCTCGGCCTTCAACTCAGCCTTGAATTCATCCTTCTCCTTCTCAAGTCCTGCAACCTTATCAGTCAATTCCTTGATGGCCTTCTCCGTCTTCGCTTTGAAGTCATCATCCATATCCGCAGGCTCTTCCGATCCCTGGATCACCTCATCGATGGTTCCATCAGTAACGACGATGCTCATGCCATCAGCAAGTTCATGCGTTCCATCAGGTGCCGCCTCACGGTTGCCATCTTCATCGACAAGCCAAACGCTCGCTCCGACTGCAACCTCATCTCCTGAAATCTCAACCTTTCCTCCACCAACAAGAGTGGTTTCAAGGAACTTTTCAGCCTCTTCAAATGATTCGATCGCTCCGTCCTTAACTACGATCTTGCCACCCTCTTTGAATTCGTACTCACCGTCTGCGAGAGGCTCCTGCTTCTCATCAACGATGTGGAAAACCTTTGCTCCAACAACGATTTCCTTGCCATCAAGGGTTGCTGTTGAATCATCTGCGAACACAACCTCAAGGCTGTCATTCTCTTCTCCGAAGATGTCTGTGATGGTATCCTTCAAGGTGCTGAAGGCTTGTCCGATCAATTGAAGTTTCGTCTTATCCATACTGCGAATTGATTTCAGCTATA